TTTAAGTCAATTGATACCATCTATTTCTCCTTTCAAAATGGACATAAGTCCAAATTAACTTCTAACCCGGGTGTTGCGATATGGACGAGTGCATCAGCACCAGACGTTTCTTGTATCTCCCTCAAAATCTGTTCCGGGTCAGCTGCTTCATTACTCAAATGCACCAATGTTACTGTCCGTAATGCTGCCGTATGGTTCGTATTTACTAAGCTTTTGCAAGTATCTAATGAACAATGCCCTTTAAGCCTGTGCGTGTAATTTTCGGCTGTTTTGTCAACCAATTCTCCACAATAGTTGCACTCAATAACCAAGTGGTTCAGTCGCATTGCTTTGAAATTGTATCGGCAAAACTCAAAGTCTGTCATGTACAGTAGTTTTCCCATTTCTTCATGTTCCACGATATACCCATAATTGAAACATGGAATAAGTTGCCCTGTGTCCTTATCCCTTGTAGTATGCGGCAAATAGAACGGTATTACAGTGAACGTGCCAACCCGGAACGGTCTTTTCTCTGGAACTCCTTTCATCAATTCGCCAGTGATGATTTGCAGATGTTCCACGGTTTCATCATTGGTGTAAATCTGAATGCCTAAATTCATCAGATTTTTAAATGATTCACGGTGATCACCGTGTTCATGCGTTAGAAGCACGCCAGAAACATCACTTGTTCTGTAATCAATAGCTTTCAGAATGTCTTTGTATTTGCATCCGCAGTCAAGAAGAAGCATTTCTCCGCTGTTGGATTTCAAAACATAGCAGTTTCCATGTGTACTCCCTGTATTTACTATTCTCATGAACATTTTTCATCACCTCGCTTTCTGTTTATTTGTAGCTATTTAAAATTGAAGAAGCAGTTTCTCCAATCATATTTTTATCGTCCTGCTGATATGGAGGAGCTCCGCGCCATAATTCTTTCATATCTTTTAAATCTGTAGCCACCATTGCGTCCCTTATTAATTGAAGCTCTTTAAGCGATAATTCCACAGTCACAATGGAATCCCAATTTATTTTCTTTCTTCCTATTTCTTTCATACTTCATCATTCTCCGGGAACTGAAACACAATGTTTGCAGGCTCGAATTTCATATCTGGGCTGTTAACCATGGTTTTAATGATTCCGAAACCTCTTGCAGCCATTTTTATGCATTCTTCGTAATCATCATCGCTCATTTCAATGTTTTGTGCTAAAAACATTCCTGCATACACTTTATGCAAAGCTTTCATAGCTTTTTGGGCTTTTTCATCTGTCGAATAACGAGCCATGACTGTTCCTTTTTCACCTACCATTGGCACATATGCTCTTATGATATTTCCAGTTCTGCTTAATGATGTGATTTCATAAGGAACATCAATTTCCCCATTCTGACTTGCTAATCTCATTCCTACTCACCTCCGAAAAACGTTTCTCTCATATCAACAGGCTTATATTTTTTATGCATTAAAGCTTTGTTCTTTCTGGCTCCCTGTGGGTCATTGCAGACAAATGATTTGCATATCTCCGGTCTAACAGGGTAGATTGAACATTTCTCTTTTGCCTTATCGTCCATCAGAAACGGACAGGTTAAATCCATTAATGAAGCAGTGAAATTATGTCTGCATTCCTTGATATGGTGTTTGCGAATGTACCACTTAATCTGTTTGATTTCCTTGGATGATATCGGTATAAAATTTGAACAACACGAACCGCATTCTGAACATTTCCCATCTACCGTGAAATCATAAAGTCCGCTGTTCATATTGCTTACAACTTCTTTAATTGTTTCAATTACACTGCTGCTCATATCAGTTTTCCTCATTCACGACAATACCGCCGTGGATAATAACTCTCTTTCCGTCAGAATCATCAAAGTAAACTTCATTCTCTGATTCGGAAACATCAAACTTTCCAGACCAGGACTTAATTTTACCGCCGTTGTAATCGTAAACAGTTACGGTACGGTTCAGACCGCCGTCAATATCACTGGACAGTGATTTTAATGATCTGCTACAGGAAGAACAACCACTAAACATTGTGATTGATGTAATTCCTACAATTAATGCTGCTACCTTAACCCATTTATATTTCATTAAATTTCTCCTTTACTCGGTAAGCCGAATTATTAGGTTCAATATGTTTAATACAATAACTGCAAATAACATTGGCTCTGTTTCTTTGGATTTAATAGCATAAACACAAGTCCCTACCCACCAGAAAAACGCTATTGCAAACAAGATAATAAGCACAATTGTGTGAGCTGCCATCCTACATTTCCTCCTGGCTCATAAATGACGGAATTTCTGTTTCCACTGGCTCTGCTGCCGGAACTTGTTCTTTCTCGGCGGTATTTACAACTTCTGCGACTGTTGGATGTTTAGGCTGTTCTTCGATTGCCGCTGGCTCGTCTGGGATAAATTCTTCTGAATTGGCGTTCTGCTCGATTTCTTCCTGTACTTCTCTGTATGTGGCATCCATCATGTTGTATTCGTAAGCCTGCACTGGATTGTCCCATCTCTTAGGAATAGACTTCATAATGTTGTTTCGCATCTTACGAATAATCATTGATTCTCTGGATTGTGTTTCATAATAAGACGGTGAAATATACGGTCTTAATTCCTCACAGTCAATGATTGCTTCCAGTTCTCCAATGTCAGCGACCTTTTTCATGATTTCTTTTTTCTTTGCTTCAATTTGAGCTTTCTGCACATCTGTAGCTTTATATCTGTCTGCACAAATTCCAAATGTTTCATTCTGGAGATTATTCTTGATGTGTGCTGCAAGATTCTTCAGTACATCTGCTCTTTCACAAGAAAGATATTCAATATGTCCGTCCTTATACTGAATCGGATATACGATACGGACTACCTTACCTACACCAGATTCTTCCCATTCTGGCGGTGTGATTTCCACACCTTTATGTCTTGGTGGGATATACTTATCACCTTCTCTGACTTTCCAGTACGGGAATACTTTAGCTACATCGACACCATATCTACTTACAAGAGCGTCATTTCCATCGCCCTCAATAGCAAATTCAATCTTCTTCTCCCATTGAGCTGGTTTCCCTTTTCCTGCTACGTTTACGTTTCTGATCTGGAAATAACACTCTCTCGGCTGTGCATTTGCATTCAGTTTCAATGCTGCTACTTTGCTCAGAATGAATTTAAGGTTGGAGCCATTTATTGCCTCAAAACTTACTCCGCTCTCATGCACCATCTGGAAAATAGATCCCATTGCCGCTACTACGCAATCTTTTGAGTAGGAATCAAATTCCATTCCTCTTGAAGTCAAATCTCTTTCCATTAAATCAACATACCGATTTGTATAGTAGGAAAGCTGTGTGTTAAATGTTGCTACTTGTGTGTTTTCTGCCATTTTAATTCTCCTTTTCTTTATTTATATGCTCAGTGGCATATGAAACAGGATGAAATAATTTGTCCTATGTTGAATTGTAATTTCCTGTTCTTTCATTAACTGTTTTATTTTTCCCTGTTGTGCTTTCCGGGGATTCACCCGGATTCATATGCCACCGATTTTTTATTTACTCTACGTGGAATCTTCCATAACCGCTTGTTCTGCCAGACCCGATGCCACATCCAAATCCTGCAAGCTGAATAATATTAACGATCTGCTCAATGGAATAAATATTATCTACATATGCAAGTTCGATTTCTGCTGACCATCCGGTAAATCTGTTTAAATGTACAAGAACAGGTTTTCCTTTCTTTGGTGACATTAGTTTTTCGTCAATGTAATGCTCAGCAAACTTAATCGGTATTAAACCTCCTTTGGCGATAATATTTACTCCAGCTTTGAACTTTGTACTATATGTATCAACCCCATTTCTTACAACAGCATCGCAAAAACATTTCAATAACCCGAATGCTGTAATGCAAGGTGCATTGTTGGTGAGTGCATCAATAAGGCCTTTTTCTGAGAAATCTGTAGGCTTTCCATTGTACCAGTGAATTGATGTAATGATTTCTTCCCATACATTTGCTTTTTCAAGGTTCTTTGCCTTGTCTTTTCTCTGATCAATCAGTTCTCTTGCGGTCACGTCATTCATCTTATTGAGAACTAAGTCTCCGTCTCCGATGATTGTGACTGTTGCGTGCTTAACGTTGATTGCCTGTAACTGAATTCTTTCTTCTTTTTTAGTTTCCATAATTCTTTTCCTCCGATTTTTTAATAGTTTTTATAGTTTCTGTTTGCGCAAACATTCAAGCAGATTAATCCACAATAGTTTAATATAAATATAATGTTGTGTTATGTATTTTCGTATGCCGTACTGTGCTATCCTGTAATGTATTGCGAAAGTAATCCGCTTAAATCTTTGCGTAAATTTCAGATATGCTTAACTGACAATAGAAAATGTCTTATAGTGTCCTGTGTTTTTCTGTAATATACTATCCTATATTTTGCTTGCACTGTAGTTAGCTTTCCTATTCTTGGCAGATTCTACTGCCAGTTAAATACATCTGTGTTGAATGCTCGGTAGGTAACATGAATTGTCCTATAGTGTCCTATGCTGTCATATACTGAGTTATTCTTTACTTTCCTGTGACACTTTTCATGTCACCTACCCAATATTCAATTTTTATTTGGATGAGCCGCTTTGCAGACGATATAAAAGTCATATGTTGTGTTCTGTGTTGTGCTGTTCTGTCTTACACTGTTCTGACGATTTATACCGCCTACAAAACAGCCCATCCGTTAAGTGCTGTGTGTATTATTCTGTGCTATTATTTCCTGTTGTAAGAATTTTTGTCCTATAGTAAGTATTCACAACACTTGTCACTCTGCATAAGTGAGAATAATTTTGATGTAGTTTATTATATTGTCTTTTGTTTTCCTGTTTTTTAATGTACTATGCTATCCGCTTATGCAGACTGATAAATGCTGTGGTTCCATACGGTCATAAACCTGTAAAATAGGTAATTATAGTGTTTTATTGTCCTGTCCTATACTGTTGTTCTGTGTATCATATTGTGCTATTCTGTAGTTTCTGCCTGTTTTACAGGCGTATCAACGTAGGAATTTCGCCGCTACTGCACTCATAAACCCACAAGAATAAGTGTATGTATTTTGTTTTATCCTGTTTTGTTCTGTGGTGCGTTGTACTGCGTTGTACTGTCTTTCCTACTCCTGTAGGCATATCAGCACAGTAACGGCATTCATGTTTAACTAATCAATTCCCAAACTTCTTCGTATTCAGAAATATTCTGGTATTTCTGCTTCACTGACAGAAGCTCGTTTCGGCAACGCTCTAAAAGTGCTTCGTATTCATCTGGCTGCTTCAAAATAAGCTGTGTTGGCTTGTATCCGCTTTTCCCATCTGTCTTGTAAAACACTCGAATTGCTGTCGGCTTTGGCTTATCATCAATATCCTGTTTCACGATTTTTAACTGACAAACAATCTGTCTGGCTTCGTGGATTCTGTATTTTTCAGCTGCTATGGAATCATCCCATGTAAAGCACTTATGTAATTCTGTACTTTCGTCCCTTGCTTTCTCAAGAATCTGTTGTGGTGTAGCTGATTCCATCTGATCGCAAATTTCCATGATTTCAGACGCACATTTTGTAGCATCTGCCTTGAAAAAATGTTTTCCCCATGTTGCTGTTAGCATTTTCCCCTCCTGTTTGTCAGATTACTTTCAAATCCCCATCTGTCACTCTTAGCACAATCATCTGCCTGTCTAACATAGGTATCCTGCTTTTGTCAATGCTCTCAGAATCATCAATCCAAAGCGGAAGATTCAGCCCATTCATTTCCTGTAATCCATTCAGTAAATCAACCTCGCAAAGAATTTTGTCGGAATGATTCAATCCGCTGTTGTAGTCGATTCCATTACAGATCATCTTGCAAGTTTCCACTGGATTTCCCTCAATCGTGTAATCAAGGAAACTGAACTGGAAATGCTTAAAGTATGGATTGATTTTCTCTGCCAGTGCTTTATTTTTCTGAATTGAGAAGTTAAGAACGGTGTCAATGTTTTTTTCAATATCAGCTTGAACTTGTCCAAGGCTTTTCAGTTCCTCATTCAGTTCGGCTACTCGCTTTTCTTTTTCTGTGACTGCTGCCTGTGCAATCTTAATGTCTGCATCCACATTGGAAATCTGTTTCATAACATTGCTGATCTGCATTCTTAATTCCTGTTTCTTTCCAGGAACATCATCAAATGATTTCAGTTTCTCTTCAAGTTCTGCAATTCTCGCTGTAACCGCAAGATATTCTTCATCATTTGTCATATCTACAGATTCTGGAAGCTCCGTAAATTTGGACTGTTCTTCCTCAATCTGCTTAGTGAGTTCAGCAACTTCATCCTGTGCCTCACTGATTTCCGACTGTAATTTGTTGATTTCCTCGTTAGTTTTCTTTAATTTTGCAGCGGAAGTATTTCCAAGGTCGCAGACATATTTAAGCTTTTCCTGCTTCTCCGATTCAAAGGATTCTTTTATTTTCAACTGTGCTTCAATTCTGGCTTTCTTTTTTTCTTCAAAGGAAGCTCTCAATTCGGAAATCTGTTCTTCTGGCAGTTCCTGTCCGCAGGTGGAGCAAATGGTATCAGAATCATTGAATGTTTCAGCTTCAATAGCTTTCAGTTCAGAATCATCCAACTCCATTTCTTTGATTCTCGGATAGTCCTGTCTGGCTCTATCCAAGTCAGCTTTTGCCTGTTGTGCTTCCCTTATGTGGTTGCCCAGTTCCATTCCAATAATACGAATGCTTGATTCCTTTTCTGATTTTTTTAACATAAGTTCAGAAACTGTATCAGAAATAAATTTTTGTCTGGCTCTTAACCATTCATTCGCCTTGCTAACCAGACCATCCCTGGAAGATTTCAAACCACGGATTTCATACGAAAGACTGTCATAGCCTTTTGCTGAATCTTCAAGAATCTGTTCCTGTTCTTCCAGTTTGGAAATCTCCGCATTAAGCTCCTGCTTTTTGGATTCCAAGGAAGAAGTGTCTTCTGCTTCAACGCTTCGATTGGTTTCATATGCAATCTCCGTGTTTTTGGCATCCACCTTTTTCTTCTGTGCATTTAGTTCCTTTCGGAGCTTCTTCAATGTATCTTCTACGGAATGCCCTTTTGTGATTTCTTTCACATGAGCGTACTGCGGATTCTCTTCCATAAACTGAGCAATATCGAAACCAGACATCTTTTCCAGTACCTTTCTGGATTCCGCTGTTGACTTCTGCAATGTGTCCAGAAATGGTTTTGGATTACTGCACATCAGAAGCGTTGAAGGTTCTGCTATTGACTGGATGAACTCGGTATAATCCTTTGATTTAGCCGGGAATCCGTCAATTTCATAAGAAGTTTCATTTCCATCGAATACCTCTTCGGACTGTCCTCTCGGTTTTCTCCACTTCTGCTTTGTGATTTTGCGGATCACTTTTTCTTTCCCATCAATCGCAAGTGTAAGTTCTCTTACAACATCAACCTTTGGCACTTCCACACCATTTTCTTTTCTACGAATAGAAGTCGGTTCTGTACCATTCGCCATCTTTCCTGTCAGAACATCTAAATATGCGTCCTGCAATGTGGATTTTCCTTCTCTGTTTCTGCCGGAAATCTCTGTTCTTGGAAACAAATCTACAGACTTACTCGGAAACTTCTTGTAATTCTCCAATGAAATCTTTTTCACTTCCACTTTCATGCTCGATTATCCTCCCTATTGATACCTCATATGCAGTTCTAAACTCTACTTCATCACCAGATAATTTCTTGCGATAAATCCGGCTCTGGATTCTTCCAATTATGCTTACATAATCACCAACCTTGAAATTAGCAGCTTCTCTGGCTTCTTTCCACCATGCTATACATGGGATATAATCTGTTCTTCGTAAGTCATATTCGTTGCAAGCAATCATCAAATCACAGATTTCTTTTCCTATTGGTGTTTTGCGGTAAATAGGCGGCTTGCAAAGATAACCTTCCAAAATGATCTTATTTTCATCGTTTGCTCGTTCATTTCCATAAGAGATTATTCTTTCTTTGATTTCAAGAATTAAATGACTTTTTCCATTTTCATGTTTGTTAGAAGAAATATATCTTCCTTCGATATAAACGCGTCCTCCTATCGGAAAAGCATCTGCCAGCCCTTCTCGAACTATAACCGGAAGCAAATCAACCGCCCCACTAGTTCGTTTTACTCCAATGTAAATTCTTTTGAACTTTTTACCATCCTTAAAAAATACATCTGGCTGAATATCCATTATTACGCCATATATCTGAACTTCATTCTTATTATTCTTCATCCTCCAATTTCTCCATTTCTTTTACGGAAATCTCATATACACTTTCCGTTTCTTCCCCATTAATATAAACATCACGGCTCATTAACCTTCCGTTTACTTTAATGTAATCATTTCTTTTAACCTCTACCGCCAGATCAGCACCTTTTCCCCATAAATTGCAGCAAATAAAATCTGCTCTTTCCGAATGATCTCTTGGAATTGCTACAAAAAGATTTGAAACTTTCCTGTGCGTTACTGGTGTAAGTTTTGCATATGGTTCTTTCGTGCAACTTCTGGCAATAAACTCTACTTCGTTTATATCACCCTCCGGAACCTGTTCATCCAGGATTTCCACTTCATCAGCTGCGATATAATTAACATTGTGGTGCTTATTTGGATTTTTAGAAGTGTCCATGCTCCTGATTGCTCCTGTTACCACAACTTCTTTTCCGTTATAATCATTGTCACGTACAATGGAATCTTCTATAACGATTGGGAACATATCTACTGCACCACTTTTACGAATGACTGTCAGCATGAATTTGTAATAGTATCTTCCGTAATGTTCGTGGCTGAACACTATTTCCCCGGCTCTACCGGATAATCTTACTTTATTTAATCTTTGCATTTACTTTTCCTCCGTTCCTAATATAATAGGAAGAAACACCATTAAGAATAAGACTGCTGATACAAAGAACACCCCGATAACATCAAATGATGTAAGCATCCATGTGATTGAGAAGATTACTGTAAACATCCCTATTCCTACAAATATTTCTCCTATTGTCTTTACCACCTCTTTCATTTTGTCCTCACTTTCTTCTGGATGTGGTTACTGCAAGTGCAGCTGCCAGAATAGCGATAATTACATTTCTTGTCATCAGC